CTTTTTTTAATGTATCAGTTTCTGTAAATTCAGTAGTACCAGCTACAACTGCATATCTACCATCTGACTGAATAGTTGCCGATGCTGCTGTATCTACTAACCAAGCATTATTAGAGTCCTTATAAATGATTACGGTGCTAGTAGTAACACCTTGGTATACATTTGTATTAGCTGTTCCTACACTTCCATCATTGCTACCTAAAAATTTATAATTCTGATTTACAGTTGTGCTTGTACTAGAAGTTGCCCCAGATAATGTATAAGCGTTTACATCTCTACCCTCTGAAGATACCACGTACCTTGACCAAGATGGACTCATATTGTATGCTTGAGAAGCCCTTCTATTTACAAAGTTTACAATATTTGTGTCCTCTTCAGTTGTAAATGAAGCCACACCAGCTAATGCTTGTATGAGTGCTTTTAGGTCTGTATAAGTTCTATCTTGCATTATATCTGATTAGGTGAAAGTTCTGGGAACTTCTTATTGTAGTACTTTAAAAATTCTTTTGAGTGCACTTGATCGTGGCCGTATTTTTGAGTTAATCTAAAAAACTCACGAGCCGGCATAGTTGCCACTGGCTTACCTAAAGTTGGGTGAGTTTTACCTCTTAGATCTGATGCTTCTCTTTTTGCTTGAGCAACACGTAGGTGCTCAGTTTCTTTTTCTAATTTGAAACCACTTTTGATTTCATTCATAAATGCTTGATCTATTTCACCAGTAGTGAAACTTTTTGGTAAATCTGTAATTATATCCATAAGTAGTTTTAAATTAAAAAAAAGGTAGGGGGCTTACGCCCCCGTACCAAGAATTTGTATTATGCAAATGATCCTAGATCAATGATGCGTAATCCAATAACAATGTTACCAGCTGTTAAGTTAGCTGTTGTTCCATTGACTTCAGCAAGAATAGAAGTTTCTGCTTGGTAAGGAACCGCTTGTGATTGGTTACCAGTGAATGACTCCCCAGTGTTAAATACTGGAGCTGACATTCCGTCAACATCAAGAGCGTCAATGAACTCATCTGGATCACCACCTGTAGTACCAACATCTAAAGTGATGTCAGTAGCACCAGCAAGTGCAGTTGATTCAAAGACACCAGCAAGTTCAACAGCACCGCCAGCTGGAATAGTGGCGATAGGAAGTTGACCGGCTGTACCTAATGTTTCACCATTGAATGGGTCTGTACCTAGTACAATTTGTTTTAAATCATCTGATGATAATGAGATGACGTGAGTATATCCGGAAGTTCCGGCTTCGTTTACAGTTAATCGTGCCATAGTGTTATTTCTCCTTGGTTAATAATTAAGAGATAGCTTGAATGTAACCGTGAGCACCTGGGTGGTATACACCTAGTGTCAAGGAGCAATCAACATAACCACGCTCACCACCACCCATATTAGGTAGGCGAGTTGAGCCCAATGGAATTAACTCGTGAACACCGAAGTATTCTGGGTTAACTAAGTATCCAGCACCGTTTGCTGTACCACCAGTTACTGCTGGCATACAATCTGGGTTACCGTTTACAACTGACACGATACCGTGGTCTGACTGATATAAGTCAACAGACAATTTGATTGCTGTGTCGTTACCATTGTAGTTCACGTTACGTACGTCATTTGCATTACCACTGCGTGCGAAATCAGAGATCTCATTACGAAGAGCTGTATCAGCAACTAACATTAGATCATTAACTGTTCCAGTTTCACGGTAGATCGAAGAGATCATTGTGTTAAGAACTGTTTCTGTGAAGTTAGCACCAGTTGCGTGAATAGATGCAGATGGTGTGCGGAAAGCAGCTGGAACATCTGATGGACCAGAACTGTCGATCCAGTCACCTAAACCACGTAAGCCGTAAGCTGTACCAGCACCGTTTTCAACAGAGCGATCTTGAGTACCAGCAAGTGTAGCCTCGATGTCGCGTTTGATTTCACGGATTGCTTTAGCTTCTGCTTGAGCGATCTTAGCTGGACCTACAGAATCAACAGCCTCTTGGAGGTCTGATACCATATAGTCACGGCGGAATTTTTGAACGTAGTTGCCTAAACGAGCACGTCCAGAGAATTTGTCAGTGAAAGCTGATACGTCAGCACCTTCAGCAACACCAGCAGTTGATGGTGCAGATAGGCTGTCGACAGTCCACTCAACAAATGTAGAACTAGCTTTCTGCTTTGAAGCAGAGGAAAGGATTGGAGTTTCTTCTGGAGCAAGAATTGACAAAACATCAGTCAAGTCTTCTCTGTTGGAAACACCACTTCCTGGATTTGTAGTATCGAATGTATTTGAGAATGACATTGTATTATAATTTTTTTAATTAACGATTTTTTAATTGTAGTGTTCTGAGACTGATGAAATCACTCTTATTGCCACTTTTTTTAAATCGAGAGCTAAGATCTTTAAGTGCCTTAGTTGACTTATTCACAGTTTTCTCTGATGTGCTTGCACCGGTTGCTCCGGTTTTTGTAGGATTAAGAGTTGGACTAGCAACTCCGCCTTTGACTGGTTGCCTACCGTAAATACTATTGGCAGCGTGTGCCATTAAGTAATTAAGTTGAGGTCTTACATCCGGCCCGGCTGACTCCCTTAACTTCTGGAATCTTTGGTCACCTATAATAGCTTCGTATTGTTTCCGAAGATCATTATCATCGCCTTGCATCCAATCAAGCTCTTCCTTCGCTTTATCCTCGAAGGCTTGCTCTAGCTGGTTTGCTTGTGCAGCTGTTTTTAGACTATTGAGTTGAGCTGGTAGGTACTTATCTCTAGCTTTTCTAGCGTTCAGCAAACTCGAACGCACTTCAGCTTTGGTAAGCTCTTTTCCGTCAACTTCTGCGACATAATCATCCGGCCCAGCACCATCTGCATTGAACAATGTATCCTCTGCCCATTCGATTACTTGATTAACTTCTTTTGCTTTATCTTGGAGATCACTTAATGTCTCTAGATTAGAGTAAGGATTGTCATCAACTTCTTCGTTTAGATTTAGAGGATCTTGTTGCTTTAGTTGGGATTGTAATTGTTGTAGTTTTTCTTCAGCTGCTTTACGCTTTGCGGTGAGTTCACCATAGCGAGCAACTGCTCTACTTCCCAACTTTTCAGATAGTTCCTTGAGCTCATCATCGGACATATCATCAAGATCAAACTGTGAAAGAACATCCTCTGAACCTCGTGGTTCTTCGGTTTGTTCAGCACCTTCTGTTTCATTAAGTACTTCTTCCGTCTCAGAGGAAGGTTGCTCGATTACTTCTTCTTGTGCCTCTACGGGTGGAGCTTCTTCTTGAGTTTCCTCTTGCTTCTGCCCCAAACGGCGGTTGACAAAGTCCGCCATTGACATATTATTTGACTGTAACGCTGTTGTTTCATTTACAGGTTCAGCGACTCCTGTTGTGATTTCTTCTGACATAATGTTTATCCGCTTGTTAACGCCGAGCGTAGGCGATGACTATATTATATATTACTATGCAATAGTTTAAAGTCTGTCTTGAAATCTGTTTCGTAGATTTCTCCAGTCGCACATTTGTAGTACCTGGTCATAGGTAAGAATCCTACCAGATATCTGCTGTATATTGTCAGAAGTAGCTTCGTGCAACTCTTCTATAGTCTCCTCTCGGAGATCACTTATTACTTGTAAGAATCGAGCAAAGTGCTCGTGTTGTGATAACGCTTGTAAGTCTTCTTCTAAGCTCATTGTTTTTTATAATTTTTTAGAAAATCAGAAAATTTTTCCATACGTATAGCAACACCTCTTTGTCCACTTCCTTTCTGTTTTGCTTTTTGGTAACCTGTGTGTTTTAAAAACTCTCTACCGGCACCTTCAAAATCTCCAGCTAACATTAATCCTATAGTTTTTGGACTATCACTAAGGCCTCCTCGGTAGTATGACTGTATCGCCATTTGTCTCATAGGTAAATCAAAGTCATTAAACTTACTCCCAAAATGATCCGACGATTTAGCAATCCTTACCTTTTCTGCAATATCTTCTCTCAGAAGTTTTTCAGCTTCGTCTTTAGTTATTGTTTGTCCTGGCTTGATATCACAACTTGTATGACTATATCCTATAGCCAACTTAGGTCTTACTGTACCATCGGCTTCATAGCAAACTTCATCTTCAAATAAATGTTCTGCCTCTAAAATTAATCTACCTTCTTCTGCTTTTATTAAAGGTACATAGGATTCTATTTCTTCATTGATGAAATAGCTAGGCTTTTTTTGTTTTTTAGGATCTTTTCCTATTACCTCTTTCTCTGCGTTAACGTTAGATTTTTCGACAGGTTTGTCTTGTTGTCCTAAAACAAAATAGTCAACTGTTGGAAACTCTTCAGAATGAAATATATCTTTTTGTTTATATTTATTGCCAAAATTGCCACCAAAAATTAGGGAAAGAAGATTCATACTACATTCCTTGTGTCTGTATATCTCCCATCTGAGCTGGCTCTGTTCCAACTCTTCCGATTTGAGCATTCTGCATTTGTTGCATTTGGAATGTATACTGTCCAGCGTACTTGTCCAATCGAGCTGCAAAGGCTTCATCGGACTGCAGGCGTTGAGCAACATCTGGCTGAGAAGTATACTGCTGAATAACTTGCATTGCAATCTGAGCACCGTTAGGACGTGCCGGCATTTCAATACCAGCAAAGATCTTAGAAAGGTCATCAGTTACTTGGCGAACCACCTGTTCTTGAGCCGCTTCAATGGGTTGAAGTACACTATCCGCAAGAACCGGATCAACAGCAAAAGCAGCACTGTCGAGAAGACTGTTAATGTCAATTCGACCGTTACGATCCATTTGTGTAAGGGAAACCATTTGCTGAAGTTTCTTCTCTTGGGTTTCTGGGTCATTATTAAGAACATCAAAATCTATAATTATATCAAAGTTTTCGTCTGGGTTACCTTTGTTAAATATTTGAGGATCTGGAGATCCGGTAACTCTAAAGAAAGTTGAGTCCGGTCCAAAACGCTGATAACATCTGTAGCACATTTGTAATACTTCAGCAGCGTGATGTAAGAACTTGTCAACTAAGAACTGTTTGCGAATTTGACTGATTCTTGATGTTTCGTCCAATCCACACAATCTATCCGCTTGCTCCTCCATAGTTCTCTCAATCTCAATAGAACCGGTAGGTGCTGGCGGAGTAGGTGCAAAGTCTAAGTCTCCTTTACGTCTGTAAGGAATCATTCGACCTGGTCCCCAATCTGTTGGTGCTTGACCAACTGGGTGTAAAATCGGAGGTAGTGTAGCTAGTGAGTTTCTGTCTATACGAGAATCTCTTTCTACCTTAACCTGGTTCTGTATACCACGTAATACATCTGGTATAGTCTGAACATCGTAAAGTCTCTTACTATCTTCGGATAGTTTAGTTACTACTACTGGATAATCTTCGTATCCATTCAATAACTCAAACTTAGCATATCCTTGAGTTGTTTCATCTCCACTGAATTCCTTGTGGAAGACAGTGCAATAAATACCTTCGGATCCGTCCTCTCTGTCAACTAAGCGTTGGTATCCGTAAACAATCTCTATCAACTCCTCTGCCTCATAAGCGTTGTCAGTTAAGGATGTACTTCTACGGCCTTCTTGCTCTCTTTCAATTGAGTCAATGTTTACACCTCTGTATTTGTCGATTACGTGCTCTACAAAACCTTCATCCCAGTCATCCGTTATTACTTTGTTTAATAACTCTTGTGCTGTATAGTACGTCTTCCAAAAACAATATGGAGCCCTCTGAGGATCTGTAACGTACGGAGGAAAGAAGAAGTCTCCATCTGGTGCAAGTGTCTTTACTTCTGGAGCATTTACTTGTCTTCTTACAACAGGTAATTGTGCTAATCCTTTTTTACGTAAATCTTTGATTGCCTTCTTGGCTCTTTTCTCTAAAGTGCCTGGAAAAACATTCATTATCAAAGACGTTAGTTCAGCGTCATTGTTGCCTTCTATTATAGCTTCGGTTATAATTGGATCTATTTCAGAAATTTGCTCTAGGGTCAAATTTTGCAAATAAGTTCTATCCTCTCTTAGCCAACCTACGTAAGTAACTAGCAATCCACGCTCTAACAAATAGTTTGCTCCTAGCTCCATCTCTT